TGGATTTCCTTTTTCAAAGCCAGATAATCTTCTTTCCACATAACCGCTCTGTCGTGCAGGTTAAGTGTCAATGGACCTGTCTTTGTGTCAACCTCATAAGAGAATCTGCGGTACAGACTTTCCAGCAACATGAGTTTTGCTTTCTTCCATGATTTCGGGTAACTGTCAATGGCAACCTGAATTTCTTCATCAGTGAGTGCCGCTGTATCAGAATTACCCTCTACCATAGTATCTCCAAGCTCAAACCTCATGCGGCTTACGGTCTTGTCCTTGATTTCTGCCGGATTGTAAGTGTAATTTCCATTTGCCATGTTACGCACCGCCTTTACTCTGTCTTGGTGTCGTTCTCACTACCCTTTGTGGCTTCGCCATTGCCGTTTGGAGCGTTTTTACCGTCGTCTGCGGAACTTAATATGTCTGCACGCTCTTTAGCCGCATTTTGGATAGTTTTTCTGGTATCTACCGCATGAACCAGAATAAGAACATTGTCGCTCTCGACTTTTCCGATTGCTGTGATACCCTCGTTGGCTGTCATCTGGAGCAGTGAGAATACCGTCTGAACTTCCTCCGGTGTTACCTCCAGAGTAATATCCCCATTTTCCCCCTTGACAGGAATTGAAATTGTGGATAATTCAGAACCGGAAACAACCGGCTGTGAATTAACAACCGGTGTTCCGTCATTCTCTGCTACTTCGCTAATCATGCCAACCGCTTTAAGTGTTCTTACCCTGTTTGGAAGAATCGCCCCGTCTGGAATAACATCTCCCGGCTTATATGCCGTACCGGAGATATTTAATCCTTTTCTGCATAAATAGCTCATAGTTTACCTCCTTACACGCACTTAGACATATAGCAAGCAAGGTCATCAGAGGTTTTCTTCATGTCTGTTGACATCAAGCCCTCGATAAACTCTGAATGAGTGCCGCTCTCGCCCTCGAACTGGTCT